GACCGCACCGGCGAGCCGGAACCGAAGGACGAGGACGTGCTGCCGGCGGTGCTGGATATACTCGACGAGTTCCCCCAAGCCAAGGCGAAGCTCACCAAGAAGCTGGAGGAGTTGAGATAAAGCTCCAGACGCTGCAGTGGGCCATCGACCCCGCGGCCTGGGCGCGGGACAATCTTGACTTCCAAGCGGACCCCTGGCAGGTGGACGTGCTGCGAAGCACCAGCAAGCGCAAGGTCTACAACTGCGCCAGGCAGAGCGGCAAGTCGACGGTCGCCGCGATCAAGGCCCTGCACCGCGCCGTGTTCTACCCCCGCTCGATGGTGATCCTGCTCTCCCCATCGCAGCGCCAGTCCTCCGAGCTGTTCCGCAAGGTCACGGACCTCCTGGCCAAGATGCCCGACCCCCCCGAGCTCCTCGAGGACAACAAGCTCTCGCTCACCGTGGCCAACGGCTCGCGCATCGTCTCGCTCCCGAGCAACGAGAAGACCATCCGCGGCTACTCGGCCGTGGACCTGATCATCGAGGACGAGGCGTCCCGCGTGGACGACGACATCTACGCCGCCATCCGGCCGTCGCTGGCCGTCAGCAACGGCGAATACGACATGCTGTCGACGCCCAAGGGCAAGAGGGGCCACTTCTACGAGGCGTGGAGCTCGGAGGACTGGGAGCGGGTACAGTTCACCGCCGAGGACAATCCCCGGATCTCGGAGGACTTTCTCAAGCAGGAGCGGGCCGCGCTCGGTTCCCGTATGTTCGCCCAGGAGTATGAATGCGTGTTCCTGGAGGACATGGAGGGCGGGATGTTCCAGCGCCAGTGGTTCAAGCTGACGGACGACTATCCCCGCGACGCCCGCCCCGTCCGCTTCTGGGACAAGGCGGCGACCGAGCCGAAAGCGGGCACCGACCCCGACTACACCGCGGGGTGCAAGATGTACGCCAAGGGCGGGCAGTTCTGGGTGGTCGATATGCGGCACGCTCGACTGACGCCCAAGGGCAACGAGGACCTCATCCGGACGACGGCCGAGCTCGACGGCGTGCGCGTCCCGATCCGCATGGAGGAGGAAGGCGGCAGCAGCGGCAAGGACACCACCGACCACTACGCCCGCTCGGTGCTCGCCGGGTACGACTTCAAGGGGGTGCGGGCGACGGGCAGCAAGGTCGAGCGGGCCGCCCCCCTCAGCGCCGCCGCGGAAGCGGGCAACCTGTTCGTCGTCCGGGGGCCGTGGGACTACCAGGGATTCATCGATGAGTGCTGTGCCTTCCCCAATCCCGAGGTGCATGACGATCAGGTGGACGCCGCCAGCGGAGCGCACCGCGAGCTGACGCTCACCGCGAACGCGAACCCCAACCGCTTCCTCAAGTACGCCTCGGCCCGATGAGCCTTTGTTTATAGGCACGCCCCGCGTCGCACCGTTCAGAGGCTGAATGCGGAAGGGATGGGGCTCTATAAGCACAGCATCTAATTCTGAGGGGGCCAGCTGATGCGCTGGCCCTGGTCCCGTTCCCTCGAGGCGGCCCCGCGCACCTACCCCAGCGCGCAGAAGAAGCAGACCACCAACCTGTTCGAGAAGCGCGACCGCTCCATCAAGGAGCTCGAGTCCCTCGAGACGCGATACCTGCAGGGCGGGCCGGTGCGCGAAGCGATCGACACCTACGCCCTGTTCTGCCTGACCAACGGCTTCACCCTGGAGGGGGACGAGGCGCTGTGCAAAGAGGTCGCCAAGAAGCTGGACAACTTCGACATCGAGTCCTCGCTGTGGCAGGCGATCGTTGATTCGCTGGTGTTCGGGGATGCGTTCCAAGAGCTCGCCCCCGGACGCGGCACGATGGCCAATGAGATCGTCGCCGTGCTGCCCCGCCCGGCCAAGATGTTCGACATCCAGACCGACGAGCGGGGCATGGTGACCGGGTACACGCAGCACGTCTCCCGGGACAACGTCATCCCCCTCAAGGTCGAGGACATCCTGCACGTCTCGCTGTTCCACGTCGGCGGCAGCAAGTACGGCGTCTCGCTCATCGGCAGCGCCAAGGACGACATCGACCGCGACGTCAAGATGATCGACGGGCTGGTGGACAGCATCGAGGCGCACGGCAAGCCCCGCTACCATGCGAAGGTCGGGCAGCCGGGCGAGGACGTGCCTCAGGCCATCCTGGACCGCATCGCCGAGCAGCTCAAGGACCTCAAGACCAACGGCGAGCTCGTCACCGTGCAGGACGTGGCCATCGAGGTGCTCGACTCCGCCGGGATCAGCAACACCAAGATATACTCCGACCTCACCATCCAGCGCATGGCCTGCGCTCTCGGCGTGCCCGAGGAAGCGTTAGGTCTAGGCAGGGGGAGCACCGAGGCCACCGCCAACGTCCGCCTGCAGGGCTTCTACAACAAGATCGGCACCATCCAGAAGCGCCTGGAGCGGTGCTACAACCAGCAGCTCATCGACCGCATCACCAAGCGCCCCGGGGCGGTCAAGCTCAAGTTCAACGACATCTCGCCCGAGGACGAGCTCCGCAGGGCCGAGTACGTCGCCAAGGTCCTCAACGCCGACGCGATCAGCCCCATAGCCTCGCACGAGTGGGCCCGCAAGCAGCTCAAGATCGAGGAGGAGGACGCGGCATGAGGGCCCTCGCCGCGGCCCGCATGCCCTCGGACCCGAGCCGCATGAAGGCGACGGAGGACAGGAGGGCGAGGGAGTTCGTCAGGGACCTCGACGCCGCGCTCAAGCGCGTTCTCTCTCAGGTCACCCCGCAGAGCACGCCGGACGAGATCCGGCGCATCGTGGACAACGAGTTCGCCGGCTTCACGCCAGCGGCCAAGGAGAAGGTCCTCAAGTGGGTGCAGGACACCGAGCAGCGCGCCGTCCTCAGGAGCGAGCAGCTGCTCAAGGCTTCGGGCATCCCCACCGGGGCGATACTCGGCCCTGCGTTACCGTTACCCAAGGACATCCGCGACGCTCTGGACATCGGGGTGCAGCAGGAGATCGACTCGCTGACCGCCGACGTCAAGAAGAAGCTCACCGCCTCGCTCATCGACGGCCTGCAGGCCGGGGAGGGAGCGAAGGACCTCGGCAAGCGGGTCGCCGAGGACCTGGCGATGGACCGCACCCGCGCCGAGCTCATCGCCCGGACGGAGACGATGCGGGCGTTCAACAAGACCGCGGTGGAGCAGTACAAGAAGGCCGACGTCAGCAAGGTCATGTTCTTCGCCGCCTCGGACGAGCGCACCTGCGATCAGTGCGGGGCGCTGCACACCAAGGTCTTTGACATCCCCGACGCTCCGTCGCTCCCGATCCACCCGCGCTGCCGCTGCACGTACCTACCCGTAGGAGATGAAGCATGACCGACCACCGCATCCGCGCCCTGAACCTCGACCTCCCGGCCATGCCGGAGAACTACATCGAGCAGGACGGCGGACTTCTAGTTCGCAACGTCAAGCTCCTGGCCACCGGTACCTGGACCGACAGCGCCGTCGGCACCCCGCTGTTCTATCCAACTCACATCCTCGAAAAGTACGCGACCAACTGGGCATCGAGCACGTTCTGGGCGCGGCATAGTGGGGGACAGCCGCGCAACGTCGTCACCGACCTCCTGGGCGAGGTCCGCAACGTGCACTACGAGCCGGGGGTCGAGAACGGCGCGATCGTCGGCGACGTGTTCTACCATATGATCACCACTGTGTCGCGGGAGGGCGCGGCGCTCGCCGTCGCCAGGGCCAAGCAGGGCCATCCGATGGCGGTGTCCGTGGAGTGGGACGGCGCGGAGGTCTACAACCCCAAGGAGAAGCGCTACGAGGCCGCGGAGATGACCTTTGTGGGTCTCGCGGCGGTCGATCGCGGCGCATGTTCCGTATGCAGCTTACCGAAGGCGATGAGCGCCGAGGAGAGACAAGGAGTGGAGAACGAGATGGAAGCGGACGAAATCAAAGCCATCGTGAAAGAGGCAGTGTCCGGCTTCGGGGCGGAGCTAAAGGCGGCCATCCTGACGGATGTGGACGCGAAGTTCGCCGCTTTCAGCCCCAAGCAGGACGAGGCCGCCAAGGCCGCGCTGGAAGCGTCCAGCAAGGCCGTCAAGGAGCTGGAGGAGAGAATAAAGAAGCTGGAGCTGGAGCCCGCCCCCAAGACCGTCGTCAAGGTCGAGGAGAAGGAGCTCGAGGCCCCGGCCGGCCCGCGGATCGTGAAGCGCGGTGACATCGTTAGAAAGGAGGACTGAGGAAATGGGAGACATAGCAGCGTTCCCGACCATCGGGCCGAGCTTTGTGGGCGGACCGACCAAGCGGTTCATCGCCGGAGCGGACATCAAGGCCAACCAGGTCGTGGCATACGCCGCCACCGGTGTCAGTGACACGGTGGAGGTCTACATCGTAGGCGCGGGCCAGAGGCCCGTGGGCGTCGCGGTGTTCGCCGCCGCGACCGGGGCGCCGGTTACCGTCGCGGTGGACGGAGCCG